GTTGCCAGATGGTACAGGTGTTGAATATACAGGTAAATGTCAAACTTGGATCAATGAAGTTGCAGTTGGTGGAGTTATAGAAGCTACTCTACATACAGTACCAAGTGTTGCACCTAAATATTTAACTGTATCAGAAGTGACAGGAAAAATTGCAACACAATAAAAGAAAGTAGGGAAAAATGAGAAAGTTAAATTTAAAAATAAATGCTAAAGATTATGTTTTAGAAATGAATAGAACTTCAATCAAATGGTTAGAAGCGTTTGGATTTTCTATTGAAGAATTTAATAAAAAACCAATTACATATTATGACTTGTTATGGACCAGTTTATTTATAGCAAATCATAAAGAAGTAAATCCTAACTCGGCGATGAAGTTGTTAGAAAGTTATGAAAAGGAAAAGGGTGCAAAGATGGTGACAAAAGTAATCAAATTTGCGATTGAAGAATATGACGCTTTTATCGATGCCCTAGCCGATACCAACTCGACTCAGATAGACGAGGAACTGGAAATAATCGAAGCATAGACGAAAAAAACGGTAAGAGTTATAAGAACCTAACTGATTGGTTTAATGACTTACTTCCGATGGCAATAACTTACGGTATGTCTATAAAAGAGTTTTGGGAAGATAACCCTGACTTGTTCTGGGCATACCGTTTTTCTTATTTTACTAAGTTAAAAAGTAATCAAGAGTTATTTAATCAAAACGCATGGCTTCAAGGTGCTTATTTTCATGAAGCAGTATCAGTTGCTTTACACAATACTTTTAGTAAGCAAAAAATAGCATATACGAATAGTCCATACGGTGTAAAAAAGGAAGAACTAAAAGAAGAAACAATAAAGAAACAAAGTGAAATACTGACTAAAAGAATAATGGAAAGAGTATCACAAGTTCAGGCAATAAAGGGCGAAGATAAAAGTAGCACTACCGAAAAGGGAAATACCAAAGGTGGTGAGATAAGACGTGGATAATACACAGACATTAGAATTACAAGTTCAATCAACTGCAGAGGGTGCGATTAAATCCTTAAAAGTGTTAAATACAACATTAATGGGAACTAAAGACGCAACTAACCAGGTATATAAAAGTACCAATAATTTAAAAGACATTTTAATTAAAGGTGGCGTATATACAGGATTTAAAAGATTATCAAAACAAATGTTAAACTGGATGGATCTAGCAGTAGATAGAACAGAACAATTAAACTTATTTAATGTAGTGTTTAAAAATATAGAAAAAAACGGTGTTAAAACTTTTTCTACTTTAGGAAAAGAAGCGACAAAGTTTCAAAATAAGTTAAATGAATCATTTGGAACTAATTTAACCGAAACTACAAAATATCACGCATTATTCCAATCAATGGGTGAGAATGTAGGAATTGAAGAAAAGTATTCTGCACTTATGTCAGAAACAATGACTAAATTAACTTATGACTTAGCGTCACTTTACAATAAAGAAGAAAAAACAACTGCAGAAGCACTTCGAGCAGGTGTATATGCAGGACAAACAAAACCTTTACGCTCTTATGGTATAGATGTCACACAAACATCACTTCAACCAATATTAGATAGTTTAGGAATATCAGACCGTTCTATAAAACAAATGTCGCAAGCAGAAAAAGAAATACTTAGATACTTAGCGACATTAAAACAAGCAAGAGTTGCAATGGGAGATTTTGCTAATACTGTAGAAAGCCCAAGCAACCAAATAAAAATATTTAGACAACAATTAGTAGAAACTAAAGTTGCTTTATCAAGTTTATTTATTGGAACTTATTCAAATATACTACCTTATGCAAATGCAATTTTAATGATTATAGAAGAAATGGCAGAAGCACTTGCCGATATGCTTGGCATAGAACTGGTTGACTATAATAGTGGGATTGCCAGTACTGAAGACGCTTATATTGGATTAAGTGATTCAATAGACGGTGCAACAGATAGTATAAAAGAATTAAAAAGACAAACATTAGGTTTTGACCAAATTAACAATTTAAAAGAGGATAATGATAACTCTAACGGTTCATCTTTAGTTGGTGGCGTTGACCAAAGATTACTAGACGCTATTTATGGCTATGACAATGGTATGGATAAGGTTAGAATGAAAGCCACACAAATTAGAGATTGTATTATGGATTGGTTAGGTTATACAAAACAAATTGATCCACTAACAGGAGATATATCTTTTAAATTAAAAGATGGTATGCAAAACTTACATTTAATACTTGGAATAGTAGGAACTATTGCAGGATTTAAAATTGTATCTACTTTAACTAAAACAATAACAGGAACTAATAAACTAGGTAAGTTATTAGGAACTAGTGGCTTATTTAAAACATTAAAGAATTTAATAGACCCAATAAAAGTTTTAGGTGCTAAAGATGGACTACATTATATCTTTTTAGAAGGTGCAAGTGCCGTTAAAAAATTCTTGCCAGTAGCAACTAAAGTAGTTGGTGCTATCGGTGGAATAGCCGGAGTTGTAGTAGGTTCTGGTGGTGCTTATGGTGCTATGAAAGATTTAACTGTTTCTAGTGAAGAAGCAGGAAATAAATTAGCAGGATTAGCACTAGGTCTTACTGAAGCAACTGCAGGTGGGGCAATCTTGGGTAGTGTTATACCAGGTGTTGGAACTTTAATTGGTGCATTAAGTGGTGCAGTTATTGGTCTTACATCTTCATTACTTGGTTATAATAAAGGGCTTCAAGAATTAGCAGAACAAGAGCTATTTGGAACTATTAATATGTCAAGTGGTGAATGGTTAGAGATATTAAATAAATTAGATACAAAAATTACAGATAATACAGTTAGATTTAATGAGTTAAGTACTTCATTAAATAAACTAAAAGATACATTCGATGATAACGCTTCTAAACTAGATAAATACGGTCTTAAATTTGGAACACTTGCACAACAAATTACTGAAGAAGATAGCAAGAATATAATAAATGCTATTAGTGATATGTGCACAAGTGCAAATGACATTATAGAAGAAACTACAGACTATAGTTTAGAGTTGTGGGGCGAAACTTTTAATAAGATGTCAACTATTACTGAAGATGAAGAAAAGGATATTTTAAATTCAATTCTAAATTATGGTGATAAACAAAAACAAGAATTAAAAGACGCACAAGATAAAATCACAGAAACTTACGAGAATGCTATTAATACAAGAGGTTATTTGACCGATGAAGAATATAAATATATTTCGGAACAATTAAAACGAATAAGAGAATTAACTAATAAAGAAATGAGCTTATCTCAAACAGATATTGAATACTATAAAACTTTATTTGCAGATAGAAATCAGAAGTTAGATCAAGAAAGTTATGATAACTACAAAGACGCTTTAAATTCATATCATGATGAAAAACTAAAAGCCATAGAAGATACTTATAATCAAGAATACAATATGGCAAAGAATTTACTAGCTCAAAATGCAATAACTCAAGAACAGTTTTCAGGAATGATTAAAACTGCTTATGAACAAAGAAATAAAGATGTAAAAGAGTTAGATAAAGAAATTGAAGAATACACAAATAAAGTTGTATCAGGTCTAAAAATAAGATATCAAGAATTAATCGATGATAACACTTCTTTAGGTAAAAAACAAAAGAAGATTATCGAGGATATTTTTAAAGATTTAAATATAGATGTTTCAGAACTAAAAAAATCATTTCAAAACGCAGGTAAATCTTGTGCAGTTGATTTCTCTAACGGTATTTCAAATAACTTAAGAGTTGATGGTTCAGGACTATATACTAGTTGGAACTCAACTTTAAATAAATTCAATAGTGGATTTAATAATAATTCGCTAGGACTTAGCAATCCTTTTGAACCACTTAAAATCAGAGGATTTGCAAACGGTGGTTTTCCAGAAGATGGATTATTCTTCGCAAATCATAATGAATTAGTTGGAGAGTTTTCTAATGGTAAAACTGCAGTAGCCAATAACGAACAAATTACGGAAGGAATTAAAAGAGCCGTAATGGAAGGTATGGCTCAAGTGTTCGGAGTATACGGAACACAGGTTAATGAAATTGAAGTTCATGTTCATTCAGATGAGGGTGTTGTAGTAGATAAAATTAACCAAAAGACAAAACAAACAGGCGTATGTCCAATCATGATACCTGTTTCTTAAAAAGTGTAGCACTTTCTTTCAAAGGGATACTTGAAAGATGGTGAAATTATGATTAAAGAGTTTTATAACGATAGTTATAGATATGTGCTTGCTAGTCCTGCATTAATACTTAGCAAAGTTAAATTAAACGGTGTAGATATTTCTAAATATTTATCTAACAAATCTAAGGTTGGTTGGTATGATGTATCAAAAAATAGTGGTCGAGATACAAGTAATGCAGATGGAACAATGATTCTAAATGTAATTGCGACAAAATTTAGATTAGATTTAGTGACACGATCTATGACACAAGATGAATTAATCGAATTTTTTGCAGAGATTGTAAAAGCACCTACATTAACAGTAGAATTCTTAAATCCATTTACTGGAGAATGGAAAACTATTAATTGTTATAGAGGTGATAGAAGTGCCCAAGCAATGTTTCCATATCGTGTAGGTGGAGAACTTATAGAACTTTATAATCCTATTTCGCAAGCAATTATAGAATTGTAGGTGAAATATGGTAAGTGAAAATTTTATAAATGAATGTAAAAGGCGAGCACACGCAAATAGATACGGAAGAATAGTTATAGAAGACTCTGAACAACAACTAACTAATAGTAATAATTTACAAAATTTTAGTGTTGATGATGGGTGTTATATAGACGGAAGTATTGTGGGTAGTGTTTATGTTAGAAAGTTGATTGGAAACTTTATTTCAAAACCTAGTGATATAGATTTAATAGGTAAAAACATACAAGCCCAAATTGGAGTGAAATTTGACGATGGTGCTTCGGAATATATAAATGTGGGCAACTATGTAGTTGAACGCCCAAAGGATGAGAAAACGGCTAATTTTAGCCAAATAACTGCATATGATTTGCTCATGAATAAAATTGAAGAAAAGTATGTTTGTGGACTTGATTATTCAGAGGATATTACTGTTTTGGATATATATGTAGATTTGTGTAATCAACTAGGTTTAATACCTAAAAATTTAGATTTTATAAACTGTAATATTCCAGTAGAAGATAATCCTTTTACTAATGGCGAAAAGAATAGATTAGTTTTACAAACAATTTGTAAAGTGTCATGTTCTTATGTAGAAATTGATAATGACACAAATGAAATAGATCTAGTTTGGTTAAGTGGAAATGAAGAACCAGACTACACATTTGAACTTAATGATTATGCCACTTTAGAAGGTGGAGAAATCAAATGTGGTCCAATTAATTCTGTAGTTTTAAAAAATAGTCAGATTGATAGCGAAAATGTTTCTATGAAAGATGAAGAAAGTATTTCATCAAATGGAGAACATTCAGTAGTTATTAGTGAAGATTATATTTTGCATAATGCAGAATTAAGACTTCAAGCGATTGAAAATATATTTAATAGATTAAATGGTCTTAAATATGTAGATTGTAAATTAATTACATATTACGGAAAACCATTCTTAAAAAAAGGTAGCAAAATT